ACTGCCCCTGTTGGACACAGTGAACGAGTGGAGTCCGCTCATAGCCATTACGGTATGGGCCGCAGCTTATATAACCGCGTAGAAGGCCTTCTAGGCGCTTACGTGGATGTAGAGAGTATTGCTCAGTGACCGCTTCTACGATCCTATCTGCGGTTCGCACTCCACTAGCTGAAGCCCTTGCAGGCGTTACCGCTAATATCTTTTCTTACGTTCCAGAGAGCGTTCCTACTCCTGCCGTATTGCTGGTTCCAGATTCTCCTTATATGGAGTTCGACACTATTGGTAAATCTACCTTTAGATCTAAAATAAATCTAACCATTACATGCGCGGTCGCTTACAATAGCAACCCAGCGAGCCTCGACAATATCGAGCAACTAATAACAAGTGTTGTAACCCGTATCCCGGTCGGTTATGAGGTTTCAACGGTCGAAAGGCCAACAGTTACACAAGTAGGCGCTAGCACTCTGCTGGTCGCAGATATTCGCGTAAGTACCCACTATACGCAGACAAACTAAGGAGAACCCAAAAATGGCAACAACCGTTATTACGGGGCGCGACCTAACCCTAACCATCGCTACTACAGCATACGATGCACAGGCTACTAGCGTCACACTCACAAACACACCTACTATCGACGTTTTTCAGACACTCGATGGCAAGGCCTACAAGCACACAGACGATCAGTGGGAGCTCGCTATCGAGCTTCTCGCAGACTGGGGAGCTTCAGGTTCACTCTTCGAGGCTATGTGGACTGCTGCAGAATCAGCACCTAACACTACTCTCGCGGTATCATTGACTGCAGTTACAGGCGCCGTCTTTACCTGCAACGTACTACCAGTATTTCCATCAGTCGGTGGAGCAGCACCATCAGCTCAAACAGACTCATGGACACTTACAGTAGTAGGAACACCTACAGAAAACTTCGCTTAATAACTAGAACGGGAGCAAAGAATGAAAAAAGAAATCACAATTAAATACCTGTCGGGGGATGAGGCTACTTATGTGGCCTATCCACCTGATTTCGCTAAATGGGAAATGGCGACTAAGAAGGACATAGCTCAGTTTGCTGGGATGTGGGATATTCTTTTCGTAGCGCATAGCGCGATGAAGCGTGAAGCCGCCGGTAAGCCAGTTAAAACACTGGATATCTGGATGGAGTCCGTAGTCGATATTGAGGTAGGAACTGATACCCCAAAAGCCATAAGCGAGGAAGCATAGGGCGCTTACTGGTAGAGCTAGCAATAGCTACCCAGATTCCTATGAGTGAATGGAAAACTGCAGAGGACATATTAACGGCTATAGAGGTATTGGAGGCACGTAATGGCAAGTGAAGCTATCACTTACGATAAGAGTGATATGCGCGCCATTATCAGAGCTTTTAAGGCTATGGACGACGCGGCGGTAGACGAGGCTAAAAAGCAATCGTCTGCCCTCGCGGAATATGCCGCTGGAGAGATTAAGCAGGCAGCAGGTAACCGCATAGTTTCCGGCACTGCAGCACAAAGAATTGCAGACGGCGTAAAGGTCAGCAAGACTTCTAAGGTAGGCGAGTTCTCTTATGGATTCGCTCGCCAGAAGTTCTCAGGCGGTGGCTCTACTCTGGATCTACTTTATGGCATGGAGTTCGGCTCTAATCGCTATAAGCAGTTCCCAACTAGAACACCAGTTAAGGGAAGAGGAAATGCGGGCTATTTCATCTACCCAACTCTTCGCCGTATTCAGCCAGAACTTATCGCAAAGTGGGAAGACGCTTTCGACAGAATCTTAAAGGAGTATAACTAATGGCAGGCAACAGAACGCTGAAGTTATCCATCCTTGCAGATGTAGATGATCTAAAGAGAAAGCTCGGCACTGCCGATAATGAAGTTTCAGGTTTCGGCGATAAGATAAATAAGTTCGGCAAGATGGCCGGAGCAGCTTTCGCAGCAGCAGGTATCGCAGCAGCGGCATACGCTGGCAAGTTACTCATAGATGGCGTTAAGTCTGCTATCGAAGATGAAGCAGCTCAGCTCCGCCTTGCTACCGCCCTAAAGAACGTTACAGGCGCTACAGACGCACAGATAGCCGCCACAGAAGATTACGTACTACAGACCTCTTTAGCTACAGGCATTACAGACGATGAGCTCCGCCCATCTCTCCAGCGTTTACTTATTGCTACTAATGACGTAGCTGAGGCTCAACGTTTACAAGCTATTGCTTTAGACGTATCTGCCGGTTCTGGAAAATCACTCGAATCCGTCACGAACGCGATGGCAAAGGCCGCCGAAGGTAATACTGCTTCCCTGGCTAAGCTAGGTATCGGACTTTCCTCAGCAGAGCTTAAAACTATGTCGATGGAGCAGATCACTGCTAAATTGGCTGATACCTTCGGAGGACAAGCCGCTAACCAGGCTGATACCTTCGCAGGTAAAATGGGTCGCCTTAAAGTCGCTTTCGATGAAGGCAAGGAAACCGTAGGCTCCTTCGTTCTCGATGCAGTTACTCCTCTCGTAACTAGCCTCGTAGATAACGTAATCCCTAAAATTGCTGAATTATCAAAGACTCTAGGCAAAGACCTAAAACCTACTTTCGAAGGCATCTCACAGTTTATTCAGGATTATCTAGTACCAGCTTTCAAAATCTGGTGGGGCTTCTTTAGCGAAGTAGTAATCCCAGGCTTAATCAAAACAGTAACCCCAATTATCCAGGGCTTAAAAGAAGCCTTCCAGTCAGTAGCAGAGAAAATCGAAGAAAACAAAGAAAAGCTAGCTCCTCTTCTAACCGCGATGATGGCTATTGGTAAATATATTTACACTACTTTATATCCTGCCGTAGGCACTTTGCTAGGTGGAGCGTTTAAGGCTCTAGGCGTTTATGTCGGTTTCATGATCGACCTATGGGCTAACTTATTCGATGTAATTATGAAGGTAGTTAACGCCATTAGAACAGTAGTAAAGCTCATTACGGATAACCCTATAGTTAGAAGCGTGGGCGGATTCGTAGGAGATTTATTCGGTGGTGGGAAAGCCGCTGGTGGTCCTGTAACGTCCGGAACTACTTACCTGGTAGGAGAGAAAGGCCCAGAGCTTTTTACTCCTGGTACAAGCGGTTCTATTATCCCTAATCACGCTATGGGCGGTGGGGGCGCAACAATTAACGTTACAGTTAACGGCGCTATCGACCCAGAAGGTACCGCTCGCCAGATTGTAGATATCCTTAATCGAGCTACTGGACGAGGTGGCTCAGGGGCAGGAGCGTTCTCTTACTAATGAGTAACTGGACTCCAGAGTGGGCTGTTAGCATTAACGGCTATGGCGACTATACAAATCTAACCCTGGCTAACCTTTCTATATCTTCAGGCCGTACAGATATCTATAGTCAACCTCGCGCAGGTTACGCAAACCTTCAGATTATTAACTTAGATTTAACGCCTATCGAAGTAGACGTAAACGACTCTATTACTATCAAGGTTAAAAACTCATCCGGTACCTATGTAAACGTATTCGGTGGAAGTGTGACCGACCGCACAGTAGAGGTTATTTCATCTGCTCCAGGCCAGATTAACGAAGTAATCAGCATTACCGCTTTAGGAGCTCTTTCTAAGTTGCCTAAAACTATTATCGACGGAACCTTATCTAAGGACTTTGACGGTAACCAGATTTATAGCATCCTCAGCCAGACTCTATTTAATACCTGGGCGGAAGTTCCGGCGGCTCTTACATGGGCTGATTATGATCCTACTACTACATGGGCTAACGCTGAAAACTCAGGATTAGGCTCTATCGACACTCCAGGAAACTATGAACTTACGGCTCGCTCTGCTAATACTACTGACGTTTATAGCCTTGTATCTGCACTCGCTACCTCCGGCTTAGGCTACCTTTTCGAGGATGCTTCAGGCCGTATCGGTTACGCGGATTCAACCCATAGAAGCTCATACTTAGCGGATAATGGCTATACCTCCGTTTCGGGTAATACTGCCCTATCTAAGGGTATTAAAACCGTTCGACGTATTGGCGACCTACGTAACCAGGTAACGATTAAATATAAGGCTAACGCTGAAGTAAGCGCCACCGACCAGGGTTCAGTAGATGCTTATGGCCCCCAAGCTCAGGCTATTACTACCAGCATCGAAAACACAGTAGACGCTACCGAGCAGGCCAACTTTTATTTAGGTATCCGTGCCTATCCTCAGGACGTATTCGATTCGATTACTTTCTCATTGGGTAATCCAGAAATCGACGACTCAGATCGCGACGCTTTGCTTAATGTATTTATGGGTTTACCGCTCGATATTACAGACCTACCTGCAAATATGGTTAATGGTCGTTTTCAGGGATTCGTTGAAGGTTGGAAGTTCCAGGCTGGCTATAACCGCTTAGATATCACCCTTAACGTTTCTCCGACGTCCTTTAGCCTTCAGTCTATGAAGTGGAACGACGTGGGAGCGGCTGAAACCTGGAACACAATTAACACCAGTTTAGACTGGCTAAACGCTACAATAGTGGCCTAAAGGAGATACATAATGGCAACGACTACTAACTTCGGATGGGAAACCCCAGACGACACAGATCTAGTTAAAGATGGTGCGGCGGCGATTCGTACTTCCCTTAACGGCGTAGATAGCTCTTTCGTCGACCTAAAGGGTGGCACTACAGGCCAAGTCCTATCTAAGGCTTCAGGCACTGACCTAGACTTTACATGGGTAGCCCAGGATGACTCTAACGCTATCCAGAACGCTATCGTGGACGCTAAGGGTGACCTAATTGCGGCAACTGCTGCAGATACACCGGCACGCCTAGCGGTTGGCACAAATGGTCAAGTCTTGACAGCTGATTCAGCTGAAGCGACAGGATTGAAATGGGCACCAGCAAGCGGTGGTGGCCTTATTAAATTGGCAGCAGCTACCTTCTCTAATGTTGCAAGTTTCAACCCAGGCAGCTACTTTAATTCAACTTATAAGCGTTATAAGTTAATTGTAACTGCGTATAGTTCAGTAAATAATGCTGATCTCTGGGTAAAGTTTAGATACTCGTCTAACTCAACTTCTCTTAGCGCAAATTATTATAGTTCTTATACTGGACGTGCCTACACTACTGCCGCAATTTTCGGCGATGTATCAAACGGTTCTAACGGCATGGCCGTAGGTCGTATGTCTTCCGACTCTAATGAAGTAGGAGTCTGGGAACTCACTTTTACAAATATCGGCCAGGGTAGCAATTCTTCCCCAGGTTGCGCTTTTTACGGCTTGCAACGCGCTTCTGGAGGCGGAATCGCCGGCGCTGGATATGCTGCTACTACTGCTCAGTCATGGGATGGAATCGAAGTAATCGGCGGTTCTGGTAATTTTTATGGATCATACGCACTCTACGGACTGGAAAACTAATGGAAAAAGAAGCAGTAATAGAAGAACTTAAAAGTCAATATCCTACACTTACACAGTCTTTTGACGGCGAAGAAAAAAAGCTATCTAAGGCTGAATACGAAGCTACTATTGAACTCTGGGCTGATATGCAATTAGAAAAGGATGCAGCTGTTGCAGTTGAAGCTGAGAAGCAGGCAACTAAAACAGCCCTATTAGAACGTTTAGGTATTACTGAAGAAGAAGCTCGCTTACTACTTTCATGAAAGCTAAACTATGTGCGGCTGGAAAGCAGCTCAGAGAACAAATAGACGATGCCTTCGCTGATAGAGATAGAACTTCGGATGGCTGGGTCGGAGATACACGCCACGCAGCGCGTCCTAGCGATCATAATCCCGATGCTAATGGATGGGTACGTGCCATTGACGTCGACCGTGACCTCTCAGGTAAGGCAAAGCCGGATATTATGCCAGACCTGGCAGATCAGATTCGTATCGCTGGAAAGTCTGGAGAGAGCCGTATCGCATACGTTATCTTCGACGGGAGAATCGCCTCACCTCGCCTTAACTGGCGATGGAGAAAATACACA